CTACTGAGGTAAAGGTCTTCAACTCGAGCCAATGGCAAGAGGCGATGGACTACGACCAGATTGTCATTACTGGAACTGACCTGCTTACTCAGGAAGCCATGACTCAGCTTGCAACTAAAAAGCCCGTGGTAATGGTGCATCACAAACAAACAAGGACTGAGGCCAGGCAACAGCTAATAAATTCAGCAAAGAAATTTATTTGTCGAAGCCCAAGACACCTAGAAATCGAGCTTGAGTGGACATCCCCAGTCAAAAGCACTTGGGTGACTTCATACTTTGACCCAACTCAGTTCAAGCCAAAACCCAAAGAAGACTTTGCCCTATGGGCGGCTAGGCTCCACTCACAGAAGGGGCCAGATAACGCCATGAAGTGGGCAGAGCAAAACAAGATTCCATTGGTCATGTACTGGGATAAGCCAAGGGAAAAAGTCTTAGAAACCATGAGTAGGGCTAAGCATTTTGTCTTCCTGCCGAACGACTTAGATGCCGAGTCTCGTGTTGTAATCGAAGCAGTCCTGTCGGGATGCCAGCTCCATGTAAATGAGAATGTTGGTATCAGTTCGGTATCAGGCTGGAATGACCCAGACAAGCTCAGCACCATTGTGTCTTCGGCTAATACAAAGTTCTGGAATGAGGTCTTAGAAAAGTGAGCCCGACAATTAGTTTGCCCCTTTGTATCTGGGGCTCGGGATACAGCCAGTTTCTACCCCAGTGGTTTAGAGGCGTAGAGTCGCTGGAGCGAAAGATAGACGAAATAGTGGTTGTTTGTGACGAACAAAACTACTTTGCGGTGATGAATTCGGTCATAGATTTTTCCAAGGTCAGGATTCGAGTAGAAACACACGGCGACTATTCGGCTTATTGGAACAGAGCCTTCGAGCTATGCCAGGGGAAGTGGATTGCCATTTGTAACGCTGACGACTACTTTTTACCACAAGCTCTAAACCAGATAGATGAAGCAGATGCTCAGGGATGCAACCTAATTTGTGACCATCTTGTGCACAAGGGCAGTAGCAACACCCAGTCCGCCGTCTGGAGACCAGAAGAACTTGATTATGCCTTCAACCTTATGGGTGCCAATCCTATGACCAAACAGCTATGGGAGGCCGCTGGTGGCTTTCCTCCAAACATGAGGTTTGCTGACTGGGGGCTTGCCTTGGCCATGCGAAAAACTAATTTAGTAAAGCCCTTCTATGCCTCGACTACCAGGATTGTTTATGATGTGGGCTATGACAGGGCAACTATGACTGGAGCATCCCTAGAGTCCGAAAAACGCTCGGTTGGTAACAATCAAGTTCAAGAGTTTGCCGCCAAGCTAAGACAATGATTTTTGAATCGTTTCTTGTTACGGGCTCGACGGGTGCAGTAGGCACCCACGTTGTCAATTTACTGAAAGACAACGGAATCGACTACAAACCCCATGACACAAGAGACTTTTCTTTAGCCCCTCAAGCAGACCATATCATTCACATCGCTGGGATAAACCGAGGCGACAACCTACACTTCGGCAACATACAAATAAGCAAAACCCTGACAGAGCAATTGTCTAGTAGACCCCAAACGCTTACCTACGCCAATTCCGTCAAATCCAGGTTCGATGATTCGGAATATGCCAAGGGCAAAAGAGGGGCCGAGCTACATCTGAGGCAGTGGTGCCGAGAAAACGGCATACTCTTTAGAAATTGCTATCTTCCCAACCTGATTGGGCCATTTGGTAAGCCAAACCACAACATGATTGCCACGACGATAGTGCACAACTTGGTTTATGGCATAGAACTACCACCCCTAAATAACCAAAGATTTGGTATGGGGCTTTTATCAGATGCGGCTATTGAACTTTGCAGGGTCAAGAACTGGCCCCGTAATATTCAGACCTACGAAACCAGTGCCCAAGACCTTGCAACTCGGTCGGAACGATTATTAGAAAACCAGGTAGCCAAAGACCCGCTAGACCATGCCATTGTGGCTATGATTGAGGAAACAAGGCAAAAACGCCAGAGCAATCAAGGGATAAACTAGAGTTATGGCAATTACCCAAGGATATACGACCCTAGCAGAGGTCAAAAATATACTAAGAATCACAGATGCGGTAGACGATAGCCTTTTAGAGACCTGTATAGAGTCAGCAAGCCGTCAAATCGATAGCCATTGTGAGCGTGTTTTCACAACTGGCACGGCTACTCGCAAGTTTGTTCCAAACGATTCTTATGTGGTTCAAATTGACGACCTTGTATCCCTAACTAGTTTAAAATCAAGCTCAGATGCTGATGGAGTCTATGACATTACCTGGACAGCCTCGGACTATCAGCTAGAGCCACTGAATGGGACAATCAGCGGTGTTTACACCCCCTACACCCAGATTCGAGCTGTTGGCGATTACTTGTTCCCAACCGTAAACTTCCCTGATTCTCAGGGTGAGGCAACTGTCGAGGTTACTGGCCTATTCGGCTATGCCACGGCCATTCCCACAGACGTAAAACAAGCTTGTAACCTTCTTGCCATCCGTCAGTACAAACGCTACGACAGCCCACTAGGAGTAGCTGGATTTGGTGAAATCGGTGTTGTTAGGGTTAGTCGTGTAGACCCCGATATCGAGGCCCTGCTGGGCCCATACCGCAAAATCAGGATGGCCTAGTGGCTGACATAAGCAGTATGAGGGATGGTCTGGCGACCAACCTTCTCACTATCCCTGGACTTAGGGCTTCGGCCGAGATACCCGACAACCCCAGCCCCCCAATTGCCATTATCAATCTTGATACTGTCGATTATGACGGGGCTTTCAATGGGGGCTTGACTAAATACAATTTCATTGTAACCATCATCGTTGGCCGTGCCGCCGAGAGGACAATGCAACGAAAGCTCGATTCCTATGTGCAACCGACTGGAGAACAGTCGGCGAAAGTTGCGATAGAATCGGATAGAACTCTCAACGGAGAGGTGTATGACCTTAGGGTTGAACGCTCCAATGTTGTGGGTTCGATAACAATAAATGACCAAATCTATCTGGCGGCTGAATTCACAGTCACCGTCTTTGCATAAGGAGAAAATAATATGGCTAAATTCGTTGTCACTGCAAATACAGTGACTTTGAATGGAGGAACAGTTAGCCCAAGCGTAGCTCGTGCTGAACTCGTTCTGAATTCAGCCGAGGTGGATGTAACAGACTTCGGTTCTAATGGTTGGACAGAGGTAATCGGCGGACTAAAATCTGGAACCGTTTCCCTGGACTTCCACTCTGACTTTGGCGTTGGGGCAGTATCAACATTGTTCCAAGACCTTGTCGGAACCATCGGAACCGTTACACTAATTGCTGGTAACGGAACCGCACCATCGGCAACGACACCTCGCTACACCGCAACCGTGCTTATCAATTCCTTCACCCCAGTTTCGGGTGCAGTGGGCGACCTAAGCACCTTCAGCGTGTCGTTCCCAACCACTGGTGCAGTTACTTACGCAACTGCCTAACAAAGGAAAATAAATGCGATTCAACCTAGTAATCCATTTCGCTGATGGAACTAAAAAGGAGATTACGGCCAGCACGCCTGACCTAGTCGCCTTCGAGGATAAATTCAATCTCTCAATAGGGAGGTTGGCGACTGAGCAACGCCTTGGACACTTGCTATTCTTGGCGTGGCACAGCGAACAACGGACTAAAGCAACCAAGCTGTCTTATGAAGACTGGCTAGGAACCGTGGAATCCGTTGGAGAAGGTGAGAGCGACCCAAAATAAAGGGTCTCGGTGACGACTCAGCTCACTGGTTCGTTGCCGCTCTTGCTGTCGAAACACACATCTCTCCCAGAGAGTTGCTCCAGCTCGACGACAGGATGTTGTGGACCATGTATCGCTGGATAGTGGCAAAAGGTAATAAAAAGTAGAAGCCGCCCCTTCGGGGGCGGTTTTCTCATTCGGGTAGAATTGATACAAGGTAAGGTGGTCTGATTATGCTTACTAGCATTTTTGCTGGATTATTCTCAAGCTACCTCAGAGCCGCTCTATCAAGCTTCAATGGCATTTCTAGGGTGGGTGCCGCCAGCGGGCTCCGTATTGGGGATTTTAACAATGTCTTTGTAGCAAACATGAAGAATGGCACTGCTTATGTAGACATGGCAGACTTGCTTGCCCTTGAAGCCGCTCTGAAAAACCTTGGCCCAGAGTTCTTGGCTAAATTCAGAAGAGATGCCACAAGACTCGGTGTTCCAGCTCGAGATGCTGTACAGAAAACATTTAGAGAGGTTTCGGCAGATGGCCCGTTGGGTGGCCCCAAGGGTAAAAAGACAGCTCACAGAAGTGCAACACTTAGGCGGTATGACCGCTTTGCCACTTCAGAGGTAGGTCGCCTTAGCTGGGTCAATTCACGAATGATGAGCCAAAACAAGGCAATCGATGTCAATTACAAAAACAGGAATGCCAAAAAAGACCAGATGAAGATAGCCTCGGGTCTTGAGGGTCAATTGTCTGTTGTTCGAGTAAGGGTCAAGGCACCCGCTTTCATCGTTGCCGACATGGCTGGTGCTAGTGGCAAGGCTCGCAAAGTTAGCGGACAGCTAACAAGGGAATATCAAATCAATCTATTTGGTAATGGCGTAGTTACTCGTCGTCACAGGGTCAGTAGCGACAATGTGGATAATTGGATTAGAGCCCTGAATAGCAAAGCCGACAATAAACAACAGGGTGTTCCATCTCGCTATGCATGGCCAACCCTTGTGGACTTCGGCCCGAAGCACCGAGAAAAGATGAGTAAAGGCTAATGGCACTACAATCACTGATTCTCCCAATCATCACCCTTTTTAGGTCTGCTGGTGTCAATGCCGCCAGAAATGCCGTAAAGGGTCTTGGAGGAGACTTCTCTGCCTTAGCTTCCAATATCGGTCAGGCCGCTGGTGCCTTCTCGGCATTCCAAGCTCTATCTGGTACTCGTGAGTTTCTAATTGGGGCAGTAAATACTAGCCAACAGTTCGAAAGAAATATGCTGGCTCTCTCTCAGGTCTTTGAGGGAATGACCCCACAACTTCGTAGATTTACGAAGGAAGTTGAAAGCTACGGTATTGGACAGAACCAAGCCGCCCAAGCTTCGGTCTTTATTGGTTCGGTTCTAAAACAGTACGGCTTCAACGTAGACGAAGCGGCAGATGCTACAAGCAGAATTGTTAAGCTGGCTCAAGACCTTGCCACAACCTATGGCTACGATGTCTCAGAAGCCCTTCTAGCCGTAACCGCTCTGTTCCGTGGAGAGTTCGACCCGATTGAAAAGTTCGGTGTCTCCATGAAGCAGAACGAAATCAATGCTGAATTGGCGGCTAGGGGACTTGGACATCTTGAGGGTGCGGCAAGAGAGAATGCCGAAGCCATCATCACGCTGGACTTTTTGTTCAATAGGGCTTCTGATTCAGTTGGAGCATTCGCTAGAGCTCAGGACACCCTCTATGCGGCTCAAAAGCGTTTAGAGGCTGGATTATTCAATCTTCAAATTGCATTCGGTGATGAGCTACAAGAGCCTATAGCCAATGTTGTCAATTACATAGCTGACCTTGTTCAAAAGCATGGGCCAGA